TCAACCCTTGGCCGGCAGCTCGAACGGCCTGAACCTGACCACCTCCTCCCCCAGCCAATCGTTCACCTGCTGCAGGCGTGCCTGGATGGGTTCGAGTTCGTTGATGGCCCACACCTCGGCCGCCTCGCGCAGGCTGCCGAAGCCGCCGGCGTTCTGCGGGACGATGCCCATCAGTTGCGGCGGGATGCGCAGCGCGGCCAGCAGGTCGTCGCGGCTGATGTTCTTGATGCTGCCGAACTCGTCCTTGGCCGCCACCTCGCTCACCGGCAGCAATTGGATGCCGTCTTTCTTGCCGCCCGGGGCGTACATGAACAGGTTGCGGAAGTTGCCTGGCCCCTTGGCGTTCTTCAGCGCGGTGCGTAGCGCGGCAACGTCGCCCTCGTTCTGCGCGGCGTCGGTCATGTAGAGGATGAACCCCGCATGTGACCCGTTCTGGTAGTACTTACGCCGGAACAGGGTCGCCGACTCGTTGAGCAGCGCGCTCTGCAGGGCCGCCAGCCACTCCGGCAGGCCGTAGATCTCCTGGTTGATGTCGGCCTCGCGCAGGTGCAGCACGGTGCCGCGCTCAAACTCGTGTTCATCCTTCCAGCCGCGCACCTGGAAGTACTCACCCGGCTCGGTACCCACCCGCATGTACTTGGCCAGCGGCGGCAGCAGGCCCAGCGCCTGGCCGAGCATGTTGCGGCGCTTCTCCAGGTAGGTGTTGCCACACCACAGCCAGTCCAGGGCGAATTGCCCGAACGCGGCACGGTTCAGCAGCTTGTGCGGGATGAAGGTGCGCTCCAGCATGTTGCGCTTGAAGCCGATGCCGCTCTGCAGGTAGACGCTGGCCCGGGTGGACTTGGCCAGGCCGTCAAGCGACAGCGGCGGTTCGTACCAGCGGCCGTTCTGCCAGCACTCCAGGTAGTCGAGGATCTCGCGGCCATCGAGCACCGGCACCGGGTCGCCGAAGGTGAAGGCCTCGATGCCGGGCTGCGCCGCAGCGGTTTCAGTGCTCATCAATAAATCTCCATGAAGCTGCTGTTCTGGGCGGTGCGGCCCTCCAGCGGCTCGTTGTGCAGGGCGTGCATGAGCGCCCAGGCGAGGTCGGCGTGGCCGGTCTCGTCGGTGCGCCCGGCGGTATAGGTCATCTGGCGGCCGCTGGCCGTCATGGTCTTGCGGATGGCCATCAGGCTGGAGGCCATGTCGGTCCAGCCGGCATCGAACTCCAGGCGGCCGCTCCTGATCACGTCCCAGGTCTTCATCACCAGGCGCGTCTTCACCTCGGGCGAGTAGCTGAAGGTGGTCAGGCCGGGGAAGAATTGACGCACCAGCTGGGCGACGCCGGTGCCCATGCCGGTGGTGTCGATGCCGATGTAGGTCACCCAGAAGCGCTGGGTCATCTGGCGGATGAACCCGGCCTGGGCGGCGAAATCCATTCCCCTGAACTGGTGCCGCTCGATAATGCGGAACTTGCCGCCGGGCACCATCGGCGGCGCGACCACCACCAGGCCGGCGCTGTCGCCGGACTCGGCCGGGTCATAGCCGATCCACACCGCACGATCACCGAACGGGCGCTGCGCGAACGGCTTGTAGTCCTCGGCCCAGGCCTCCCAGCTGTCGATCATGCAGGGCTGCAGCAGCGTCAGCGGGAAGATGCTCGCGCCGTCGTCGACGAACTCGCACATCAGCAGGTTGGCCCACTGTTCGGCGTTGTACTCGAAGCGCAGCTCGTCCAGGTTGAACAGGTCGCAGCCGCGGGCCTCGGCGTCGAGGATGGTCACGATCTGTCGCCAGATCTTGTCGTCGCACAGCCGCCCCTGGCTCAGGGCGTCGTGGCTGACATCCAGCTTGATGTGCTGGGCGCTCGGCTTGCCCTTGTTCAGCCGCTCGCCAGTCCACCACTTGTAGGCCTCGTGCCCCTTGCTGGAGGGGGTCGAAAAGTAGGTCTTGCGCCACTTCTTGTGCAGCGCCATGCCCGAGGCGACCTTGTTCAGCTCCTCGAACTTGTGGGTCCAGAAGAATTCGTCGAAGTAGAAGTTTCCCGACCGCCCCTGGGCGGTGCGGTAGTTGGTGCCCAGAAAGTGCAGCTCGGCGCCGTTGGCCAGGATGATCGGGTCGCCGGTCAGCTGGCGGTCCAGGACCTCGCGCGCCATGTCCTGCATGTAGTTCTTGAACTGGTGCGCCTGCGCCTTGCTGGCCGAGAGGAAGATCTGGTTACGCCCGGTGATCGCCGCATCAAGCAGCGCCTCGCGGGCGAAGTAGTACGTGGCGCCGATCTGGCGCGACTTCAGGATCATGCGCGTGCGCTGATTGCCCGCCCGGTACCAGTCCTTCTGGTAGTCGAAGCAGGTATCGAGAAACGCCTCCTGCAGCTTCTCGATGTCCTCCTCGCTGAACTCGTTACGCTTGGGCTGCTTCTTCGGCCCCTCGTTGCGCGCGGCGATGTTCGGGTTCAGGTCGGTTTCGGTGCCGCCGCCCTGGTAGCGCTGGATGCGCGCCTGGCGCTCCAGCTGGCGGTGCAGCAGATCGATTTCCTTGAAGTCGCTGCCGGTCTTCGGGTCCTTGAGCAGCAGTTGCACCAGCCGGGCTTCCAGGGCGCCGCCAATTCGTTCTAGGGTATCGGCCCGGTCCCATTCGTCCCGGCCCTTCCAGGAATGGACGGTCTTCTCGGGCTCGCCCAGGAAGTCGGCAATGTCGGTGATGCGCCAACCCGTCCAGTACAGGAACTTGGCCTGCCGGCGGTTATCGCGGATGGGGATTGCTACGGTCTCAGTCATGGCGGCGATGCTGCCGCCCGCGCGCGAACCGCCCTAGCACTGGGCGTTGTAACGCACACGCCTACAACCCGCCGTCGTTGCCGCTCATCGCGCGCCTGCCGACCATGCCCTCAACCCACTGCACACCCGCAGACCGGATTGAGGACATCCACCGATGAGCAAGAAATTCCGCTCCAAGCTGTTCCGCGTCGCCGTCGAAGGCGCGACCACGGACGGTCGCGAGATCCAGCGCAGCTGGATCGAGGACATGGCCGCCACCTACAACCGCAACACCTATGGCGCCCGTCTGAACTGCGAACACATCAAGGGCCTGGCCCCGGACTCCGTGTTCGGCAGCTATGGCGACGTGCTTTCCCTGGAAGCCAAGGAAGTCGACATCGCCGGCGAGAAGAAGCTGGCCCTGTTCGCCCAGATCGAGCCCACTGAAGCGCTGATCGCCCTGAACAAGCGGGGCCAGAAGATCTACACCTCCATCGAGGTGCAGCCCAACTTCGCCAAGACCGGCAAGGCCTACCTGGTCGGCCTGGCCGTGACCGACAGCCCGGCCAGCCTGGGCACCGAGGCCCTGGAGTTCAGCGCCCAGAAAGGCACCCTGGCCAATCGCAAGCTGCACGCGGACAACCTGTTCACCGCTGCCGAGGAAACCGAACTCGAGTTCGAGGAAGTGGACGACACCCCGTCCAAGGTCGCCGGCCTGTTCAAGAAGGTCAGCGAGCTGCTGGGCAAGGGCAAGCAGACCGACGAGCAGTTCGGCGAGCTGGCCGAGACCCTGGAAGCCATCGCCAAGCACTCGGCCGAGCAAGCCGAAGCGCTGAACGCCGAGAAGACCGCCCGCCAGAGGCTGGAAACCCAACTGTCCACGCTGTCGGGTGACCTGGCCTCCCTCAAAGAAACCCTCGGCAAAACCCACGACCACAGCCAACAACAGCGCCCGCCGGTGGCCGGCGGCGACGGCCAGATCAAGACCCAGTTCTGATCGGCGCGCCACAGGAGAGAGATTCCCATGCGTAACGAAACCCGCCTTGCCTTTACCGCCCTGGCCGCGCAGATCGCCCTGCTCAACGGCGTGGCCAGCGCGACCGAGAAATTCAACGTCACCCCGTCGGTGCAGCAGACTCTGGAAACCGCCATGCAGGAGTCCACCGACTTCCTGGGGCGCATCAACCTGATCGGCGTCATCGAAAAGGACGGCGAAGCGCTGCTGCTGGGCGTAAACGGCCCGGTTGCTGGCCGCACCAACACCGCCGCCGGCAACCGTCGCACCCCGACCGATCGCAGCGCGCTGGCCAAAGACGACTACGCCTGCAAGCAGACCAACTTCGACACCTCGTTCCCGTACTCGCTGCTGGACGCCTGGGCCAAGTTCCCCGACTTCCAGGTGCGTCTGACCAACGCCATCATCCAGCGTCAGGCCCTGGACCGGATCATGATTGGCTTCAACGGCGTCAGCGCCGCCGCCGCCACCGATCGCGCCGCCAACCCAATGCTCCAGGACGTGAACATCGGCTGGCTGCAGAAGATCCGCACCAAGGCAGTGGACCGCGTACTCAATGAGGGCGTGGAAGGTTCCGGCAAGGTCACCGTCGGCGCCACTGGCGACTACAAGACCCTGGACGGCCTGGTGTTCGACGCCGTGCAGATGCTCGATCCGTGGCACCGCACCCGCCCGGACCTGGTGGTGCTGGTCAGCCGCGACCTGATGCACGAGAAGCTGCTCAAGGCCGTGGAGAAAGGCGCCGCTTCCAACCAGGAAGAGAATGCTGCGCAGGAAGTGGTCAGCCGCGCCCGCCTCGGCGGCCTGCCGGTGGTTGATGCCCCGTTCTTCCCCGAAGGCACCGTGCTGGTCACCTTCCTGAAGAACCTGTCCATCTACTGGCAGGAAGGCGCCCGCCGCCGCCACCTGAAGGACGAGCCGGAATACGACCGCATCGCCGACTACCAGTCCAGCAACGACGCCTATGTCGTCGAGGACTTCGGCGCCGTCGCCCTGGTCGAGAACATCGAGGCCGTCTGACCATGAGCCTGACCCTCGCCCAACGTAACCAGCTGCGCAAACGCGCGGCCCAGGAGGCCGCCGCCGCTGCGCCGGCCACCTCCATGGCGGGTGCGACGTCCTACGAGCTGCAGCTGGCCCAGCTGCACCAGGACCGCCACCGTCTGAAACAGATCCAATCGACCGAGGGCAAGATCGAGCTCAAGCGGCAACTGGTCCCGCACTACGCCCCGTATATCGACGGCGTGCTTTCGGCCGGCGTCGGCGCCCAGGACGAGGTACTGGCCACCCTGATGGTCTGGTGCTTCGACATCGGCGACTGGCACAGCGCTTTGCCCCTCGCCCGCTACGTCCTGGAGCACAAGCTGCCGATGCCGGATCGCTTCGCGCGTACGCCCGGCACCCTGGTTGCCGAGGAAATCGCCGAGGCCGCGCTCAAGGCGCTCAAGCTCGGCCAGCCCTTCGAGCTGGCCGTGCTGGAGCAGACCGAGGAGCTCACCCGTGAGCAGGACATGCCCGACCAGGCGCGCGCCAAGCTGCACCTGGCCCTCGCCCGCGTGCTGCTGGGTCTAGTCCCGGACGAGTCTCCAACCTTTGAGCAACTGATCCAGCTGAACGCTGCCCACTCCCACGTGCTGCGCGCCATCGAGCTGCACGAAAACTGCGGCGGCAAGAAAGACCTGGAGCGCGCCACGCGCCTCCTCAAGAAACACGCCACGGTCACCACCGAGGCATAACCGAGCGTCCCCGCGACCCCGGCGGCTCGGGGCGGATCAGCAGGTTGATTCCTTCGCTGTGAAGCCCCGACCACCGCCGACCTGATTCCGAGGCATTGATGAGCGGATTTATCGCCACCGGCACCGCCGAGGCCTTCACCCTGACCAACGACGGCTTCTGGCCGGACATCCAGACCGACCACCTGCGCGCCTCCCTGCGCATGGACGGCACCGTCAGCGACGAGCGCCTGGCGATGGCCGCCGTCAATGCCGTGCTTTCCGTGAACCGGGAGCTGAGCCAGCTGCAGGCCGAGTATCGGACCCAGGGCTACCAGACGCTGGAGGACGTGCCGTCCGCCCAGCTGCAGGGCCTGAGCGGGCTGGTCCACCTGTATCGCCGCGCCGTGTACTGCACCGCCGGCGCCGAGCTGGCCGAGCGGTTCCGCAGCTATGACGCCACCGCTGCCGGCAACCAGCGCGCCGATGCGCTCACCCCCAGCATCGACGAGTACCGCCGCGACGCCCGCTACGCGATCCGCGACCTGCTGGGCATCACCCACAGCACGGTGGAACTCATCTGATGGACACGATCCGGGCCACCCAGGGCGACACCCTCGACGCGATCTGCTGGCGGTACTACGGCCGCACGGCCGGCGTGGTCGAGCAGGTGCTGGAGGCCAACCCCGGGCTGGCCAGCCTCGGGCCGGTGCTGCCCATCGGCACGCCGGTCCGGATGCCCGCCGTGGCCACCCAGGCCAGCCAGCGCGACGTGGTGAACCTATGGGACTGACCGACCACCCCCTCCCCGAGGGCCAACGAGATGAACAACATGCCTGACCGTCCTGAAACCTGGGGGTTCTTCGCCGCCTGGCTGGAAAACAACTTTCCAGGCCTTTACGCGGGCGGGCTCGCCTTCCTGATCGCTGTGTGGCGGAACATCTATACCGGAGGCAAGTTCCGGCAGTACGCCCTGGAAGCCCCGCTGTGCGGCCTGCTTGGCGTCGGCGTCAGCTATGGGCCGTCGCTGATCGGGGCACCGCCGCAGGCGGGGGTCTTTCTCGCCTGCATGGTCGGTCTGTTCGGTGTCGAGGCCAGCCGTGCCGCTGCCAAGCGCCTGCTGGATCGCAAGGTGGACTCGCTATGACCCTGCGCCTCGACGACCGCAGCCTGGCCGTGCTGCAGCTGCAAAAACGCCTCAACGAACTGGGCGCCTCGCCGCGCCTGTACCCGGACGGCCATTTCGGCGACGCCACCGAAAAGGCGGTGCGTGCCTTCCAGCAACGCGCCGGTCTGGTGGCCGATGGCGTGGTAGGGCCGAAAACACGGCTCGCCCTGAACGGCGCCGACACCAGCCGCCTACTCAGCCAGCGCGACCTGCGACGCGCCGCCGACCGCCTGGGCGTGCCGCTGGCCAGCGTCATGGCCCTGAATGCCGTGGAAAGTCGCGGCGAAGGCTTCGCCGCCAATGGCCGGCCGGTGATCCTGTTCGAGCGGCACGTGATGCACGAACGCCTGCAGGCCAACGGCCTGAGCGAAGCCGAGGCGGACGCCCTGGCGGCACGCCACCCCGGCCTGGTGAGTCGCCGGCCAGGCGGCTACGTCGGCGACACCGCCGAGCATCAGCGCCTGGCCAATGCCCGCCTGCTGCACGACACCGCCGCCCTGGAATCCGCCAGTTGGGGTCTGTTCCAGGTGATGGGCTACCACTGGAAGGCGCTGGGCTACGACAGCGCCGAGGCCTTCACCGAGCGCATGGCCCGCAACGAGGCCGAACAGCTGGAAGCGTTCGTGCGCTTCATCGAAGCCGACCCAGCGCTGCACAAGGCCCTCAAGGCCCGCAAGTGGGCCGAGTTCGCCCGCCGCTACAACGGCCCGGCCTATGCCCGCAATTTGTACGACGTGAAGCTGGCTCGGGCGTTCGAGCAGTTCAGCGAGCAGGTAAAGGAGGTCGCATGACGGCACCCCGGTGGTTCCTCGACGTGAGCCAGATCCGCCCGCGCGATGGCGATGTGCTCGTCCTCCCTGCAGACACTCCACACGAGGAAATTCTGCGCTTTGGCGAAGCGCTGAAAGCGGCACATGACGGCAAGCGCTTCCTGTTGGTGAACTGTGATATTTCGGTGATCCCCGAAGCCGAAATGAACGCCGCCGGCTGGTACCGCAAATGACCCGCTGGCTGCTCGCCCTGGTTGCCGCGCTGGCCCTGCTGATCTGGCATCAGCAAACCCGCATCGACGCCGCTCAGTCCGGCAAGGAACTCGCCGTCGAGCGCGCCGAACAGGCCGAGCAAACCGCCGCGCAGCACCAGGCCAACGCCGACACCCTGGCCGCCACGCTCGCCACCGAGCGCAACACCCAGGCCCAACTGCAAACCCGCACCACCGAGCTGCGCACCCTGCTGGCCGCCCGCCAGCGCGACATCGAGGAGCTGAAACGTGAGAACGAAGACCTGCGCCGCTGGGCTGACCAGCCTTTGCCTCTTGCTGCTCGCCGGCTGCGCGAGCGCCCCGCCCTCACCGGCGCCGACGCTTATCGTGACTGGCTGTCCCGCCGTGACGCCGTGCGTGCTGCCGGCGACGGCACCGGGCAGTAACGGCGCACTGCTCCAGGACGCCGACACCCTGGAACTGGCCTGGGCCGAGTGCGCGGCCAAGGTCGACGCGGTGATCGCTGCTCAGCCCAAGGAAGCCGCCCGATGAACAAGACCGGATCGCTGCGGGCCCATCTGGAGGCCGCCATCCCCCAGCTGCGTCATCGCAAGGACAGCCTGCTGGTGTTTCTGGACAACGGCTCGCTGCGCTGCACCGCCGCGCCGGGGCTGTCGTTCGAATACCAGTACGACCTCAACGTGGTGCTGACCGACTTCCCCGGTCACCCGGACGCGGTGATGATCCCGCTGCTGGCCTGGGTGGGTACTCACCAGCGCGAGCTGCTGGAGAACCTGGACAAGGCCAACGGCTCGATCAAGTTCGAGGCCGAGATCCTGTCGAACAAGTCAGTGGACCTGTCCATCACCCTGCCGCTGACCGAGCGCGTCATCGTCAAGAAGCAGGCCGACGGCACCCTGCAGGTCACCCACCCGGACGAGCCGCAACCCGAGCCCTACCTTGAAGCCAGGCACTGGCAACTGATCGCCAACGGCGAGCCGCTGGCAGACTGGGACAGCCCCGAGGCCCCGGCATGAGCGACAACCTCAACGCCCTGGAAGACTGGGCCGGCGCGCTGCTGGCCAAGCTCCAGCCCACCGAGCGGCGCAAGCTGAACCAGACCCTCGCCCGCGAGCTGCGCCGCAGCCAGCAGCAGCGCATCGCCGCCCAGCAGAACCCGGACGGCAGCGCCTACGCACCGCGCAAGCCTCGCAAGAACCTGCGCCGACAAGGCCGCATCAAGATGTTCGCCAAGCTGCGCCAGGCCAAGCACCTCAAGCTGCAGAGCGACGCCGACAGCATCGCCCTTGTCATCACTGGCCGCGCCGGGCGCATCGCCCACACCCACCAGCACGGCCTGACGGATCGGCCGGAGCGCAACGGCCCCGAGATCCGCTACGCCCGTCGCGAACTGCTGGGCTTCACCGAGGCCGAGCTGGAAATGATCCGAGACCGCCTGCTGCACCACCTCGCGTTGTAAACCCCGCCGCTACAACCCCCGGCCCGTGCGCCCTGCGCGCGCGGGCGGCAGCATCGCCGGCATGAATATCGCCGACGTCATCCGCCGCATCGAAAACCTGATCCGTCCCGGAGTCATCGCCGAGGTCCAGCACACGCCCCTGCGCGTGCGCGTGGCCACCGGCGGCCTGCTCACCGGCTGGCTGATGGTGTTCGCCCAGCGCGCAGGCGAAGACCGCACCTGGGACCCGCCCAGCGTCAACGAGCAATGCCTGGTGCTGTGCCCCTCCGGAAACCCGGAACAGGCATTCGCCCTGGTCGGCCTGTACGGCGACGATTTCCCGGCCCCGGACGACAGCCCGGACCGCCACCGCCGCGCCTACCGCGACGGCGCCGTCATCGAGTACGACACCGCCGCCCACGCCCTGCGCGCCGAACTGCCCGAAGGCGGCACCTTCGAGCTGATCGCCACTGGCGGCTCGCGCATCGTCGGGCCGGTGCGCATCGAGGGCACCCTGCACGCCACCGAAGCGGTGAGCACCGACAGCACCCTGCACGCGACAGACGCCATCAGCACCGATGCCGGCGTTACCGCCGTTGATGACATCACCACCGACGCGGATGTGCTGGCCGGTGACATCAGCCTCACCAAGCACCGCACCAGTGGCGTTCTGCCCGGCAATGGCACGTCGGGAGTCCCCATCCCATGACCGGCATGAGCGCAACCACCGGCCGCGCCCTGACCGAGCGCGAGCACCTGGCCCAGTCCATTGCGGACATCCTCACCACCCCGCTGAACACCCGGATCATGCGCCGCGACTACGGCAGCCTGCTGCCCGATCTCATCGACTGGCCCCTCAACGGTCAGACCACGCTGCAGGCCTATGCCGCCATCGTCATGGCCCTGATGCGCTGGGAGCCGCGCATCAGCCTGAGCGCCGTGGCGCTAAGCCTGGGCGAGCGCCCCGGCCAGGCCTTCCTCGACCTGGACGGCCAGCGCGTCGACACCAACGAGCGGCTGAACCTGCGGGTGCCGCTGCAGATGGGGGCGATGGCATGAGCAGCAGCACCTACACGCCCATCGACCTGTCCCGCTTGCCGCCGCCCCAGGTGGTGGAGGCGCTGGATTACGAACAGATCCTCGCCGAGCGCAAGGCCTACATGGTTTCGCTCTGGCCCGCCGCCGAGCAGGCGGACATCGCCGCGAAACTGGAGCTGGAATCCGAGCCGCTGAACAAGCTGCTCCAGGAGAACGCCTACCGCGAGCTACTGCTGCGCAAGCGGATCAATGAAGCCGCCCTGGCCACGATGTTGGCGTTCGCCGAGGGCGAGGACCTCGACCACGCCGCCGCCCGCGTCGAAGTGGCGCGCCTGGTCATCACCCCGGCCACCGCCAACAGCCAGGCCGTGATGGAGGATGACGACAGCCTGCGTGAGCGCGCCCAGATGGCTTGGGAGGGCATGAGCTCCGCCGGTGCACGTAACGCCTACATCTTCCACGCCCGGAGCGCCTCCGGCCGGGTCGCCGATGCCAGCGTCCACAGCCCGGCCGGCGCCGAGGTGGTGTTGACAGTGCAGTCAGCCCTGGGTGATGGCGGCGCCGATGCCGAGCTGCTGGCCGTCGTGGAGGACTACCTGTCCGACGAGGACCGCCGGCCGGTGGGCGACCGCCTGACGGTGCAAGGCGTGGAGGTGCTGCCGTACAGCATCACCGCCGTGCTGCACATGAACACCGCCGGCCCCGAAGCCGTGGCCGCCCGCACGGCTGCCGAAGCCGCGCTCGCCGCCGTGATCAACCCGCGTCGACGCATCGGTCAGCGGGTCTCCGACTCGTTGCTCAAGGCCGCCCTGCATGTCGAGGGCGTGAGCTGGGTGGAGCTGGTGGGCTGGTCCGACATCGTACCTACCTACGCCCAGGCCGCCTATTGCACGGGATACAGCATCGAGGTGCGGACATGACTGTCGACCTCCTGCCGCCCAAGGCCGCGCCGCTGGAGCGCCGCACGGCCCAGGGCCTGGCGCAGATCGAGCGGGTACCGATCCCGATCCGCGACCTGCACGACCCGGACCGCTGTCCGGAGCCGCTGCTGCCGTACCTGGCTTGGGAGCGTTCGGTGGATCGCTGGGATGACGCCTGGCCGGAACGCACCAAGCGGGAGGTCATCAAGGCCAGCCCGTACATCCACCGCCACAAGGGCACCATCGGCGCCCTGCGCCGCGTAGTGGAACCGCTCGGCTACCTGATCCGCATCGTCGAGTGGTGGGAGACCAACCCACCCGGACCGCGCGGCACCTTCGAACTGGAGATCGGCACGCTGGAAAGCGGCATCACCGAGGAGCTGTACGACGCCCTGGTGCTGTTCCTCGAGGACGCCAAGCCAGCCAGCCGGCACATCACCCGCCTGGACATCAGCCTCGATGCCCGCGTGCCCGCCTTCTACGGCTGCGCCCTCACCGACGGCGACGTGCTGGACATCTACCCCTGGCAACCCGCCGACATCGACATCCATGTTGCCGCCTACCAGGCGGTGACAGACCACACCATCGACATCCTGGACGTGTACCTCAATGGCTAACGCGAATACGCAGTTCGGGGGCTTTCTGACCAACGTGGGCGTGGTGAAACAGACCAATGCCAACGCGCTGCAGTTGCCCTGGAAAATCACCCGCATGCAGCTGGGCGACGCCGGCGGCGAGCCGGCGCTGTTCCCCGACCCGACCCCCAGCCCGACACAGACGGCACTGATCAACGTGGTGCATGACGCCCCGCTGAATGCGCTCTATCCGTCACCGACCGACCCCGGCGTGCTGATCGCCGAACTGGTGCTGCCGCCCAACGTGGGTGGCTGGTGGATTCGCGAGACGGCCCTGCGCGACGAGGACGGCGACCTGATTGCCGTGGCCAAGCCTGCGCCCAGCTACAAGCCATTGCTGGTCCAGAACACCGGCCGTACCCAGACCATCCGCATGCACATCGTGGTGGGCAACACCGCCAACATCGCGCTCAAGATCGACCCCAGCGTGGTGCTGGCCACCCGGGCCTTGGTTGAGGCTGGCGACGCGGCGGCGCGTGCGTATGCCGAACAGTTGGCGGAACAGGGCCAGACCTATGCCGAGAACCTGGTTGCGCAAGCTGCCACCGAGGCTACTCAGGCAGAAGCCGAAGAGGGTGAGAACGGCACGCGGAAGATGACGCCCCGCCGGGTATTCCAGGCACTGAGATCTGCGGCGGCTAATGCCTCGGAAACACTGCGCGGTGTGTTGCGCATTGGTACGCAGGCAGAGATTGATGCTGGCGAAAGTGCTGCTGTAGCGGTCACCCCTCGCACGCTTATGAAGGGGGCTGGCATTCATCGCCGAGCCGAGTTCTTTGAATCCGGCACGTGGCGTTGCCCGCCGGGAGTCACACGCATCCATGTGACGGGCTGCGGCGGAGGGGGCGGTGGTGGTGGTCCAGCTGCCGGCGGGAGCGCATACGGCCAGGGTGGAGGCGGTGCTGCATCCGCGTTTTGCGTACCGCTGGAGGTCACCCCTGACGCGGAATACATCGTGAGCATTGGGGCAGCCGGAAATGGTGGTGGCCCTGGGGGAAATGGCTCTGCGGGCGGAGCAACCTCGTTCGCGTCCTTGTTAACCCTCGCCGGTGGCGCGGGCGGCCTGTCCGCCGGCTCTGGCTCGGGCGGCGGAGGCGGCGTGCCTTTTCCGGAATACCCCGCATCGGCGCGAGGCGGTAACGGAGCAGATTCACTGGCTGGTGGACATGGTGGCTCCAGCGTGTTTGGAGGCGGCGGTTCAGCTCGGTCGTCTGCAGGATCAGCTGGAGCCGGCTGGGGAGGCGGAGGCGCGGGTGGCCGTGCAGGCACTGCAGGCGGGCATGGGGCTAGTGGCTTCCTAATCGTGGAGTGGTAACGATGAAAACTGACCCTAACCGCCGTTATGGCGAAGTTCGCGACGGGCGCATTGCGTGGGTGTTCAACGGGGCTCAGCTGCCTGAGTACAACCCGGCACTGGCTGTTGTAGACCTCACCGACCATCCGGACGTAAATGAAGGCTGGATCGTTGACGGCACGACCTTTGTGCCGCCAACCGACCGGCCACGGGTGCCGGACTCGATCACCATGCGCCAGGCCCGTCGGTGTCTACGTCTGCACGGCCTGCTGGACGCCGTACAGCCTGCAATCGACTCGCTACCCGACCCAGATCGCGAGGATGCACAGATCGACTGGGACTACTCCGCCACCGTCGAGCGCGACCGAGGTTTCGTGCTGCAGGTAGCGCAGGCGCTGGGCCTGAGCGACCAGCAACTGGACGAGTTGTTCATCGAGGCCGCAACGCTATGAGCCAGGCGGTCCGTATCGTTTTCACTCGCTCCTGGCTCCCCGGCTCTTGGCTGATCCGCGCGATCACTTGGTCGCGCTGGTCGCACTGCGCGCTGATCGTCGGGGATGAGGTCATCGAGGCCGCCATGGGCGCCGGTGTGCGTCGCCGGCCCCTGGCCGAGCTGATCGCGGCGAGCAGCGCACACAGCATTGTGGATCTGCCTGTGCAGGATGCCGCCGCCGTGGTCGCGGCTGCCGAATCGCAGATCGGTCGCCGCTACGACTGGGCCGGCGCCCTGGGCCTGGCCCTGCGCAGGGGCTGGCAGGACCGGCGCGCCTGGTTCTGCAGTGAGCTGGTGGCCTGGGCCGCCGATGCCGCCGGTTCGCCCTGGTTCCGACGCAACCGCATCGGCCGGGTGACGCCCGAGCATTTGTGGATGCTCGCGCCCGTCGAGTTGTAACCACCCCCGCTACAACCCCCGCCAGTCGCCCGTGCCACGCGCGCGCGTCACCCTGCGCAGGACTACCCACTCCTGCGCAGGTTTGCCCAATGACCGATCACCACCACGGCGTCCGGGTCCTCGAAATCAACGAGGGCTCGCGCCCGATCCGCACCGTCTCCACCGCTATCGTTGCTATGGTCTGTACCGGCAGCGACGCCGACGAAACCGTTTTCCCCCTCAACAAGCCCGTGCTGCTCACCGACGTGCTGCGCGCCTCCGGCTCGGCCGGCGAGCTGGGCACCCTGGCCCGCAGCCTGGATGCCATCGCCGACAACGCCAGCCCGGTGACCGTGGTGGTGCGTGTGCCCGACGGCGAAGGCGTCGACGACGAAGCCAAGGCCGCCGACCAGGCCGTCAAGGTCATCGGCGGCGTGACGCCCACCGGCGAATACACCGGCCTCAAGGCGCTGCTGGCGGCCGAATCGCAGCTGGGCGTGCGTCCGCGCATCCTGGGCGTGCCGGGGCTGGACACCCTGCCGGTCACCACCGAGCTGATCAGCATCGCCCAGAAGCTGCGCGGCTTCGCCTATGCCAGCTGCATGGGGGCGGAAACCGTCTCCGACGCCATTGCCTACCGCGACGGCTTCGGCGCCCGCGAGCTGATGCTGCTCTGGCCGGACTTCATGGCCTTCGACACCGCCCTGGCAGCCGACATGCCGGCCAGCGCCGTGGCCCGCGCCCTGGGCCTGCGGGCCCAGCTGGACCAGCAGATCGGCTGGCACAAGACCCTCTCCAACATGCCGGTTAACGGCGTGACCGGCATCAGCAAGCCGGTGTTCTGGGACCTGCAGAACCCCGCCACCGACGCCGGCCTGCTCAACGGCTCCGAAGTCACCACCTTGATCCGCCGCGACGGATTCCGCTTCTGGGGCTCGCGCACCTGCTCGGCCGACCCGCTGTTCGCCTTCGAGAACTACACCCGCACCGCCCAGGTGCTGGCCGACACCATGGCCGAGGCGCAGTTCTGGGCCATGGACAAGCCCATGCACCCCTCGCTGGTCAAGGACATGCTGGAAGGCATCAACGCCAAGTTCCGCGAGCTGGTCCGGGGTGGGTACCTGATCGGCGGCGAGGCCTGGTTCGATGAAGCCGCCAACGACAAGGACACCCTCAAGGCCGGCAAGCTGTTCCTGGATTACGACTACACCCCCGTGCCGCCGCTGGAAGACCTGACCCTGCGTCAGCGCATCACCGACCGCCACCTCATCAACTTCGCGGCCGGCATCAAGGCCTGACAGGAGATCGCCCATGGCTATGCCCAAGAAACTCAAATCCATGCTGCTCTTCAACGAGGGCAACAGCTACGTCGGGCAGTGCGCTTCCGTCACGCTGCCCAAGCTCGGCCGCAAGTTCGAGTCCTGGCGCGGCGCGGGAATGGATGGCCCGGTCAAGGTCGACCTCGGCCACAGCGACGACGGCATCCAGCTGGAATGGACCCTCGGCGGCTGGGACCTGACCGCCCTCAAGCAGTTCGGCGCCACCAAGATCGACGGCGCCATGCTGCGCTTCAGCGGCTCGGTGCAACGCGACGACACCGGCGAAGTAAGCGCCGTGGAAGTGGTCGTGCGCGGCCGCCACGAGGAAATCGACTTCGGCGAGAGCAAGTCCGGCGAGGACACCGAGCACAAGTACGTCACCACCTGCAGCTACTACAAGCTGACCATCGACGGCGAAGTGGTGATCGAAATCGACCTCCTCAGCTTCATCTTCAACGTCGGCGGCGACGACCGTCTGGCCGCCCACCGCCAGGCCCTCGGCCTGTAAACCCCACCCAGGCGCCGCCGGCGACGGCGGCCTACCCACTCAAGGAATCCAATCATGGCCAAGCAAGAAGCCACCGCCGCCCTCGACAAGACCGAGGCCAAGAAGAACCCCAACCAGGAAACCGTGCCCCTGGACGGCCCCATCCAGCGCGGCGAGCAGACCATCACCGAGGTCCTGGTGCGCAAGCCCATGGCCGGCGAGCTGCGCGGCGTCTCGCTCCAGGACCTGATCCAGATGGACGTGATGGCCCTGCGCAAGGTGCTGCCGCGCATCACCATCCCCACCCTGACCGAGAACGAGATCAGCCGCATGGACCCGGCAGACCTGACCCAGTTGGGCGTCGCGGTGACCGGTTTTTTGGTGCAGAAGCGCTTCAAGGAGGAGGCCTCCCTCACCGCGTAGAAGACGCCATGGCGGACATCGCCCTGGTGTTTCACTGGGGGCCGGCGGACCTGAATCCGCTGCCCCTGTCCGAGCTGATGGAATGGCGGGAACAGGCCCGCCGGAGAGTCGACCCCGATGGCGCGTGATCTGAAACTGGCAGTCGTGCTGCAGGCCGTGGACCGGGCCACCCGCCCGATCCGCAACGTGATGCAGGGCAGCGCCGGCCTGTCCCGGCAGCTCAAGGCCAGCCGCGAAGCGCTCAAGGGACTGCAGGGGCAGCAGCGCGACATCAGCAGCTTCCGGCAGCTCAAGGGCGCCGCGCAGCAGACCGGCAACGCCCTCCAGGCGCAACAGTCCGAGGTGCGCCGGCTGTCACAACAGCTGGCCGCGACCAACAAGCCCACCCGGCAGATGCGTCAGGAATTCCAGCAGGCGGTGCGTCAGGCCCAGCGCCTCAAACAGCAGCACCAGGGCCAGCAGCAGGAACTGCACGGCTTGCGCACCCGACTGCAACAGGCCGGCATCGGCACGCGCAACCTGGGCGAGCATGAGCAGCGGCTGCGCCGGCAGATGGCCGAGGCCAACCAGGACATCACCGACCAGACCGAACGCCTGCGCAAGCTCGGCCAGCAGCAGAAGCGCCTGGCCGAGGCCAAGGCCAGCTATGAGAAAGCGCAAGGTCTGGCCGGCAGCATGGCCGCCACCGGCGCCGCCGGGGTGGCCAGCGGCACCGGCATTCTGTACGCGGGCGCCCGTCTGATGGCCCCGCAGATGGCCGCCGATCAGCAGGGCGGGATCATCGCCGCGCAGACGGGCGAAGGCCGCGAGCAGGCCACCCGCTACACCCAGATCATCCAGAGCATCCGCACCGAGGGCGTCAGCGACGACATGGCCGCCATCGGTGCCGCCGTGGGCGCGGTGCGCAGCACCCTGGGCGCCCTGGGCGAAGTGGGGGATGACGAACTGCAACGCATCAGCCGCCGCGCCCTGGACATGAGCGCCGTGCTGGGCGGCGACGTGGCGGAGAACATCCAGGTGGCCGCGATCATGATGCAGAACGGACTGGCCAAGAACAGCGACGAGGCGCTGGACCTGCTCACCCGGGGCATGCAGTCCGTCTCCACGCAGATGCGCGGCGAGCTGCCCGAAATCCTGCACGAGTATTCGACGCACTTCCGGGGCATGGGCTTCGACGGCCAGGAGGCCATGAGCCTGCTGGTGGAGATGGCCAAGCAGGGCAAGTTCGCCCTGGACAAGACCGGCGACGCCATCAAGGAATTCAGCATCCGCGGCTCGGACATGAGCAAGGCCAGCCAGGAGGCCTACGAGAGCATCGGCCTGGACGCCGAGGCGATGTCCTCGGCCATCGCAGGCGGCGGTGATGGTGCCCAGCGCGCCCTGCAAACCACCGCCAAGGCGCTGCTGGCCATCACCGACCCCGCCGAACGCGCTAACGCCGCCATCGCCCTGTTCGGTACGCCCGTCGAGGACCTGGCCGTGGACCAGATCCCCGACTTCCTGCGCGCCCTGTCGCGCTCCAAGAACAACCTCGGGCAGGTGGAAGGCGCCGCCGAAGGACTGGGCACCGTGCTGCGCGACGACCTGCGCGGCGACATCGCCAAGTTGGGCGGCGCCTGGACCAACCTCACCTCGACCATGATGCGCGACCAGAACGGCCCACTGCGCCAGCTGACCCAAGGCATCACCCGCATCGTCGGCCGCGTCCGCGAGTGGATCGCCGCGAACCCCACCCTGGCCGCCAACATCGTCAAGACCGCTGCCGGGCTGGGCATCCTGATGGCCGCCGGCGGTGGCCTGGCCCTGGTGCTGGCCAGCGTGCTCGGCCCCATCGCCATGGTCAGCTACGGCATGAGCGTGCTGCGCTTCGGCGCCGCTCGCTTCCTCGGCCCACTGATCAGCCTTGGCCGCACGGCGCTGCCGCTGGCCGCCAAGGGCGTGCTGCTGCTTGGCAAGGCGCTGCTGATGACCCCGCTCGGCTGGATCATCGGCGCCATCGCCCTGATCGCCGGCGGCGCCTACCTGATCTGGAAGAACTGGGGCACCCTGGGGCCGAAGTTCGCCGCCCTCTGGGAAGGCCTGAAAGCCGGCGCGCTGGGCCTTTGGGAGGAACTGAAGGCAGGCTTCAGCGGCGGCCTGGCCGGCATCGCCGCCACCATCGTCAATTTCAGCCCACTGGGCGCCTTCTACAGCGCGTTCGCCGGCGTGATGAACTACCTGGGCGTGGAAATGCCCGGACGTTTCACCGAGTTCGGCGGCATGCTGCTGGACGGCATGGTCAACGGCATCACCAGCCGGCTGGGCGCGGTCAAGGAGGCCATCACCGGCGCGGCCAGCTCGGCCATCGGCTGGTTCAAGGAGACGCTGGGCATTCACTCGCCCTCGCGGGTGTTCGCCGAGCTGGGCGGCCACACCATGGACGGCCTGCAGAAAGGCATCGTCCAGGGCGAAGGCGGCCCGCTGGCGGCCGTGGGCGACATGAGCAAGCGCCTGGCTGCCGCCGGCGCGCTGACCCTGGCCGCCTCCGGCCCGCTGCTGGCCGACGAGCCGATCCGCATCGACAACCGCGCCCCACTGAGCCCGGCCAGCCTGAGCGCACCGGCCCCTGCCTCGGGCGGCAATACCTACAACATCACCATCCACGCCGCGCCCGGCATGGACCCCCACGCAATCGGCCAGGCCGTGGCCGCCGAGCTGGACCGCCGCGAGCGCGCCAAGGCCGCCCGCATCCGCAGCAGCCTGCACGACCAGGAGTAACCGACCCATGATGATGGCCCTCGGCTTGTTCGTCTTCTCGCTGGAGACGCTGGCCTATCAGGATTTCCAGCGGCAGACCGCCTGGGTACACGGCAAGACCAGCCGCGTCGGCACCAATCCGGCGCGGCAGTTCCAGGGCCGTGACGACGACACCATCACCCTGTCCGGCGTGCTGCTGCCCGGCCTGGCCGGCACCGCGTTGAGCCTCGATGCCTTGCGCTTCATGGGCGACACCGGCAAGGCCTGGCCGCTGATCGAGGGCACCGGGAAGATCTACGGCGTGTGGATCATCGAGAACCTGCAGGAGACCCGAACCCTGTTCTTCCGCGACGGCGCCGCGCGCCGCATCGAGTTCACCCTCACCCTGCAGCGCATCGATGACGGCAGCATCGACCTGCTGGGCACCGCCACCCAGGCCGGCTTCGGCCTGCTGCAGGGCCGCCGGCTATGATCGAGACCGCCCGCAAACAGCTGGCCTACGCCCGGCCCCTCTGCCGTCTGGTAGTCAACGGCACCGACATCACCGCCGCCGTGGAAAAGCGCCTGGTGGAACTGACCCTGACCGACAACCGGGGCATGGAGGCCGACCAGCTCGACGTGGCGCTCAGCGACCACGACGGCAAGCTGGCCATTCCCCCGCGCGGCGCCGAACTGCGCCTGTGGCTGGGCTGGAGCGACAGCGGCCTGGTGGACAAGGGCGTGTTCACCGTGGACGAGCTGGAGCACAGCGGCGCGCCGGATACCCTGAGCATCCGTGCCCGCTCGGCGGATCTGCGCGGCGACCTGAAAACCCGCCGCGAACAGAGCTGGCACGCCACCACCCTGGGCGCGGTGCTGACCGCCATCGCGTCGCGCCACAACCTCACGCCCCAGGTGGAAGCGAGCCTGGCCGCCGTGCCGATCGCGCACCTGGACCAGGCCAACGAATCCGACGCCAACCTGCTCACCCGCCTGGGCCACGAGCACGACGCTATCGCCGCCATCAAGGCCGGGCGCCTGCTGTTCATGCCGGTGGGCGGCGCCAGTACCGCCAGCGGGCTGGCCCTGCCGCATATCACCCTGACCCGCGAGGACGGCGACCAGCACCGCTACCTGGAAGCCGACCGCGACAGCTACAGCGGCGTGCGCGCCCACTACTACAACCCCGGCAGCACCAAGAAGCAGGAAGCCATCGCCGGCGCCGACGGCAACCTCAAGGACCTGCGCCACAGCTACGCCGACCGCGACGCGGCCTTGAGCGCCGCCCGCGCCGAATGGACCCGCCTGCAACGCGGTACCGCCACGCTCAGCTACACCCTGGCCAAGGGCCGCCCGGACCTGGTACCGGACCAGACGTTCAGCCTCACCGGCGTGAAGGACGAGATCGGCGCCCTCATCTGGCTCGGCCGCAACCTGACCCACAGCTACCGGCCCGAGGCGTACACCACCAGCCTGGAGCTGGAGTCCCAGTTGCCGGACGAGCAGATCGCCGACCTGCTGGACAGCGGCGAGGGCTACACGGGCGTGCGGGCGTACTACCGCGACGCCAGCGGGCAGCAGAAATACGAAACGGCGGGACGGGGCGGGAATGTGCTGCGGCTCAAGCAGCTGTACAGCGGGCAGGCGGCGGCACGGAGGGCGGTGGAGAGGGAGTGGGGGCGGATGCAGGAAGCGCAGGCATAAAAAAACCCCGGCGCCTGGCCGGGGTTCGGGTGTTCCGCCGTGTTTAGCCGCCAGGAATAACTCGGGCGGCGGTGAAGGCGATGCCTGTCAACACCAGCGCGGTGCCTATCGACCACTGGATCATCGTGCGTCCCATGGTTTCGATCTTGGTGCCCGTGGCTTCGATTCGGGTTAACACCGCCTCAATATCGGTCTTGGTGGCGCCATGCTTGTCGATGGCCTCCAGCTTGGTCTCGATGCGTACCAGCCGCTCCCGGATGTCAGGAACGGCCTTTTCCAGTGCCTCAACGCGCTTTTCCAAGTCGTCGCCTCCGGTGGGTGGGTTCGTGCCCGAAGTATCGTTCTTCTTCTGACCGCGTGTCCAATCGAGCTCAACGACATTACTGCTCATGATTCGATTCCTTGAAAGCGGCGATCTTGTACATGCTGATCAACGCCACATGGCCACAGTTCGGACAGGTAATGGCGGCGCACTTGGTCCAGGCCTCGTCGTTCCTATCATCCATCGAAAGCTTGAACGGGATCAGGATAGGATCTGCATCCGCTCGCCCCTCTTCGTCGATTTTAATATGGAACTCCCATATACCCACATGATCACAGTGCGGGCAACGTGTGTGCCTGCCTGATTTCTTAAAATAACTTAGAAGATCGCTAGCCCTTAAGTCCCTCACACCAGATTCATCAATCTGAACGACCTTACCATCTTCACCAAGCATAACTTCCACCAAAACAATTCAATGAGTTAAAAAATCAAATTCTGAATTTAGCAAAGCGCGCCGCAACGCACTTGCAGTAATATATGTGTCTTGCATAGAAAAATAGTAATCTCTGAACAAGCAAGTAGACGACCAGCGGAAAAGGGATTAGAAGAAAAGTAAAAGCACCACCGCTTCTCCCCGCAAGAAATTCATAAAAAAAGAAAAGCAGGGAAAAAGCGTAAACTTCAGTAATGTCTATTACTCGCTTAATCTTCCTTTCAGCCAAAGCCGCCTTTGGATACGCATCACGCACTGCAACCTTTACCTGATCCGCATTTAGATCAGAAACAGAATCGTGTATATCCCGCAGACAATCCTTATAAGCAATACGACTCACCTCACGCCGAGATAGCATTAAAAGAATCCACCTAACCAATATTGGAACAGCCAGAAACGAAGAAATCAAAAGCAATAGAAACTCAGCAACAGAGATACTAAAGAAAACATCAAGGAAGCGCGCGCCTGCGTCGGAAGAACTGGAGGCCCAAAATTCGAAATCCCAAACCAAACTGAAAGAATCGGTTATCCAAAAAACAGAACCAGAGAAACAAAAAAAGCGCGCAGCCGTAAATAATGGCGCTGCGCGTTCATACAAAAAATCTAAAACCTTATCTTGTATCATGGCTGATAAAAGTCAATAAAGACAAAATCACCCCTTACTGGATCATAAACGTCCATTATTGAAACTGGAGCCCCCCAAATAGTTACCTCCTCGTCAACCAAATTGAACGGCTGCAACTTCATTACATCATCGTATTCTGCTATTAATATCTTCGACTCCTGCCCTGTCAACGAGCTAAGAAATTTTGCAGAATATTCGAAAAGGCTGCCCTTTCGTTGCCTTTCAAGACCCAGTAGCCGACCTGTATATATAGCCGGATCAGCCAACCGCTTAGTCTTTGTTATCCTAGAGAACCTTGAAGCCCTTAGAGGATCAAATGAATATTCACGAAACCCAGAATCATCATTTACGGCAAATTTAAGAATCGACCCCTCATTACTTCGAACAACACTTAGCGCAGTATCAATATCGCGAAGCACAGCGCTCTGAGCGTAAGCATACTTAAAGTCATCTTCTCTATTCAGCAAATCGTCCTGCGTAACAATATCAACATTTTGCAAGCCGACGTGTATTTTTCGATTCTCCACATCCACTGCAATCTGATTAACACTACTCAGAACCTCCCGCCCAGCCCTCTCGTAGGGTTCATTCAAAAAAGCATTGAACAACCTGGGAATCTCACCAGCCAAGTCACTAAGAAAAGGGATTTTTAATGAGCCTTTCTCGACTGCATGAAGATATATATCCGCCAAAGGGTACATATCACCAGGTAGAGTAGTGAACTTCCTAATCTCTTTTCTTACGGAATAATAAACCGTTTTATCAATAGCTCGCTGTATATGAGGGAGCGTATAGGAAAGAGTCCGCAGAGAAACAGAGTGACCCAGCACAAGGCTGCCATCAAAAGTAAGAATTATTTGGCTAGACTGCAATTCCGCGCCCCTCTCAGACGTATCCTATGAGTAATCGTTTCACCGACAGCATTGGTATAAATAAACCGAAGTATCCCTTCTGCCATTCCAGACCTCAGCCCTGCAGCCCGAAGCGGGCCTTGAGAAATCCGCCCGCCAACAGCTCGCCCTGCTCTTCTTCAGTCAGCAGCAAATTGGCATCGGCGTAATCGGGCAGCGCAAGAAAGCGCCCTTCCAGGAGAAACGGGATCGGCCCAGACAGCCCGGAAAGGGGGCCAACCGTCAGCGGGCTGCGCGGCGGTGTGCCGTTCAGGTAGATCGCGAGCTGGTAATAGCTGGCGCCGTCGGTAGGAAGCTCGACGGCCTTGATGCGCAGCTCCCGCCAGTGGTCGTTCGGCGCAGCTTTGGCAATGGTCTTGAGGAGGGAGACGGTGAGCTTCTTGGAGCGCTTTGCGGCTGGCTGTTCGTGAAGCACGTTGAACAGCCAGTACAACCCCTGGGTCGTGAAGGTGTAGTGGGAGCCGTAGATGTCGGTTTCTACGTTGATGCCGCGTAGGCCCAGTCCATGTACTTCATTGGACGACAGTGAGGGCATGTCTCACGTTCCTTGTGTGTTCCTGATGGGAACAGATCATGCCAGCCTTTTGATATCAGCGACAACGGCCTCAAGCTCCTGGAGGCGCTGCTCAAGGGCTTTCAGCCGTTTCTTTTCCTCAGCAGCGCTCTGTATCTCTCGCTGGGCGTCCTCATCCAGGGCGCGGTACAGCTCCAGGATTGCCTGCTCACGGGGGTTCGCAGGCTCGGATGATGCGGCGGTGGCCTGCGCGCTTTGGCCGCGCAGCATCGGACCCTCGCCTGTCAGCAGCCAGTCAATCGAAATTCCCAATTGGGACCCAAGGGTGATCAGTGCATCAGGCCGTGGCTCTCGATGACCACCGGCCCAGTTCTGAAGGGAGCTGTAGGAGATTCCGCAGCGATCTGCGGCCTGTTTCAGGCTTAGCCCAAGCGCATCAACTGCTTCTCTAATTCGCTTTCCAATTCCCATATGGGAAAATTCCTCTTGACGAATCCCATTTGGGAATCTAAGGTGCGTCGCATTGGGAACATATTAGCCAAGCGAGACCCTTGGAACCATGAATAAGCGCCAGATCCAAGCCCGACTTATTGAGCAAGGCCTCAGTTTTCGTCAGTTCGCGCTGAGCAAAGGTTACGAGCCGCGCACGGTCACCCAGACGGTCGAACGCTGGGCCGGCTCTGAAACCCTGCCCAATGGGCGCATCGCCTTCTCCGTCATGCGCGACCTCTCGACTCAGATCGGCGTGGAGCTGATCCCCGGCCTGCTGGATCACCCCTTCGCCAAGGCCTGCTGAACCTAGCCCTTGGCCATTACCGGGAAAACGAGAAGATGAAGCGCCCGATCCTTGAAACCCGCCGCCAGGTCATGAGTGCCGTGGTGTGTGCCTACCCCGGCGGCCGCGAGTGCGCCGCCGCCCGCCTGGGCCTGCCGCTCAAGCGCCTGGACAACCAGGTGTACGAGAACGCCGGCGCCCAGCCGCTCAACGACGCCCAGTTGCACCTGCTGGAGCAGACCACCGGCACCACCCACCTGCCCGACTACATCTGCGCCCTGTATGGCGGCGTGTTCGTGCCCATGCCCGAGCAGGGCGAGCTGGACAACGTGGAGCTGTTCGAGCGCGCCCTGAACACCCAGGCCAAGCGCGGCCGGGTGGATCAGCTGATCGTCCAGGCGCTGGATGACGGCCTGATCGACGAAGCCGAGCTCGCAGAGATCGTGGCCGCCCACCGGGTACACATCGCGGCGCGACATTCCGAAATCGGGGCGGTTATCACCCTGCATCGCAAATCAGGAGCCAAGCCATGACCGAACAAGCGAAAGCCACCTACACCGTGCACAAGGGCAACAACCGTGGTGAGCACATCGAGATGGACATCCCGGTGGATGCCGTCAAATCCCCACGTGAATCCGAGGCGGCCTTTCACCAGCGCGTAGCGGTGGCCGTGCGGGTCACCAAACCGGAATGTCGTACTTCATCTGCCTGCTGTTGTCGCGGAACAGCTCAATCACAAGCGGTTGCGCCAGCTTGTACAGGTCAAGAAGCGTGTAGTCCTTGCCGGGTACAGCACCTGCTAGGAGGAGCGACTGCTCAACGTTGTAGGCCATGGCCAGGTACTCGTCAGCCAGGTTACCCCTGTCAATGACATCCAGTTTCTGGATCAGCGCGTTTGCCATTTGGAAATCCTTCCGTTCTTAAAGGGAACACATGAATACCACAACCCGACTGATCCCAGTTTTCAACGGCGAACTCGACGGCCGCCAGCAGCAGTTGTGCGATGCCCGTGACCTGCACCAATAACACGAATAAATCGGCGCCAAGGCGCCCCTGTTTTACCGGCCCGGCCGGAGCCGTTGGGGAGGCAGTTTGAGTACCTACAAGCTCGTATGCCCGCATTGCCACGGGCGCATGCGGATCAGGACCAGCGATGGTCAACACATATTCCTGCGCATCGCCTACCTGCAGTGCACCAATGAGGCCTGCGGCTGGTCGGTGCGGGCCGAGTTCCAGATGACCCATGAACTCAGCCCCTCCGGCATGGCCAACCCGACGGTGCGCCTGCCGGTGGCGCCCACCACCCTGCGTCGGCAAGCCATGCAGCGGGACAACGAACAGCAACTGGACCTGATCGACACACTGGAGGCCGCCCATGGATAACCACAATGACTACCAGGAGCAGATGACCGACGCGGCCCGGCAGTTCGTGGCCCGCCACCGCGACGAACACCTGGGCAACGACCAGCAGTTGTTCGAACGCACCACGGACTACCTGGTGACCTCGCTGGACGTGCCGGCCTTCATGGCGCCGCGCCTGGCGCATTTGGCCATGAGCCCAGCCCCGGACGAGCCCGTCGCCGAGCACTGGGACAGCGCCACCGCTTAACCCGAACCCCTTGAGCCCATGCCCGCCTTTTCGTGGGCAGGGGATTGCTACGCCCGAATTTCAGGTGCAACCCATGAGCAGTACGCAAATCACCGTTTCAATCCAGCTCTCGCCCACCCAGGCCGAGGCCTACCTGGCCTGGGTGGTGCGCCAGTACGAACTGGCCATGACCGAGGTGTGGTACTCCGACCGCTACCGCAAGGTGCCGGAAGGCATGCGCGGCCCGGCCGTGCTGCGCGACCACCCCTACATCGCCGGCTTGAACCGCACGGCGCGCGAGCTGCGCAAGCAGGTGCGGGCATGAAGAGCATGGACCGCGAGATCCGCGCCGAGGTGCTGCGCCGCCTGGAGAGCGACTACGGCCTGCGCCCCGTCACTGGCACCCACTACCTGCGCAAGGGTGAATGCCCGGCCTGCGGCAAGCGCGAGCTGTATTCCCGCCAGGACGAGCCCTGGTTCATCAAGTGCGGCCGCGAGAAGAATTGCGGCCAGCAGTGGCACGTCAAGGAAATCTACGAGGACCTGTTCGACGACTGGAGCAAGCGCGCCCCGTCCACCGAGCAGGACCCGAAGGCCACCGCCATGGCCTACCTGCAGTTCGCCCGCGGCTTCGACCTGGGCCTGATCGGCGGCTGGTTCACCCAGGAGAACTACTGGGACCGCCAGACCAGTGCCGGCAGCGCCACGGTGCGCTTCGCCCTGGAGCACGGCGGCTACTGGGAGCGGCTGATCGACCGGCCGCACCGCTTCGGCAAGATGAAGGCCCGCTTCGCCCCCGGCCAGAGCCCGCGCGGCTACTGGTGGTGCCCGCCCAGCGTGGATCTGCTGGCCGTGGACGAGCTGTGGATCGTCGAGGGGATCTTCGACTGCATCGCCCTGCTCCACCACGGCATCGCCGCCGTGTCGGCCATGAGCAGCGCCTACTACCCGGAGGAATCGCTCAAGGCCCTGGTGCGGCAACGGGCCGACGCCGGCCAGAAGCTGCCGAAGCTGGTCTGGGCGCTGGACAACGAGCCGGGAGCCCATCGCTACACCCGCAAGCACGCCCGACTGGCCCGCGAGCTGGGTTTCCGCTGCGAGGCGGCGCAGATCCCGCAGCGCGACCGCAAGGCGGACTGGAACGACCTGCACCAGCGCTGGCAGTTCATCGACGACGCCGAAAAGCGCACCGAGCAGATCGAGCGCGACCTCAAGGAGGCCCGTCACCACGGCGCACTGCTGCTGGCTGAGAGCGCCGCCGAAAAGGGCGCGCTGATGTACGAATGGCGGGAACACCATGAATTTCATTTCGTGTACGAGCGCCGCCTGTACTGGTGGAAGCTCGACCTGGAGAAGCTGAACAAGGCCGTGCAGACACTGCGCGACAGCGACCATTCCGAGGACCGTTCCCTCACAGACCGCCAGTTGCGTGACAAGGCCCTGCGCCAGTGCGGCGCGGTGGTGGAGATCGCCAACTGTTCCTTCCAGGCCCTCTATTACCTGCGCAACGAGGTCACCGACGAGGCCTGGTTCTACTTCCGCATTGATCTGCCCAACGACACCACCGAGCGCAGTGCATTCACTGCCGGCCAGGTCGTCGCGGCCAGCGAATTCAAGAAGCGCCTGGCCCACGCCGGGAAGGGCGCGATTTTCACCGGCTCAGGAGGCCAGTTGGATCGCATCATGAAAGAGCAGCTCAACAACATTAAATCCGTCGAAACCATCGACTTCATCGGCTACAGCAAGAACCACGGCGCCTATGTGTTTGGCGACCTGGCCGTGCGCGGCGGCATCGTCGAGAAGGCCAACGACGAGGATTACTTCGAGTTCGGCAAGCTGCGCCTCAAGACGCTGCAGAAGTCGATTCGCCTGGAGCTGGCCGTGTCCGATGAAGGCTACCGCCGCGAGTGGCTGGACTGGCTGTGGACCTGTTTCGGCCCCAAGGGCGTCATCGCGCTGGCCTTCTGGTTTGGCTCGCTGTTCGCCGAGCAGATCCGCGCGGAGTTCCAGTCCTTCCCGTTCCTGGAAGTGACCGGCGAGGCCGGCGCGGGTAAGTCCACCCTGCTGATGTTCCTGTGGAAGCTGTTCGGCCGCCCGGACGAGGAAGGCAAGGACCCCTCGAAGATGTCCAAGGCCGGTCTGCGCCGCTGGCTCGCCCAGGTGAGCGGCATGCCGCTGGTGATGCTGGAAGCCGACCGCAGCGACGTGGCCGGCAGCGGCCACGGCAAGGCGTTCGACTGGGACGAGTTCAAGCCCATGTTCAACGGCGGCTCGCTGGGCGTGACCGGCGTGAAGACCGCCGGCAACGAGACCCACGAGCCGCCCTTCCGGGGCACGCTGGTGATGAGCCAGAACGCGGCGGTGCAGGCCTCCGAGGCGATCATGACGCGGATCGTGAAGCTGCATTTCGTGCGCCCGGAGGTCACCAGCACCAGTCGCGCGGCGGCGGACAACCTCAACCACCTGAGCGCCCGCGAGGTGTCGCACTTCCTGCTGATGGCGGTGAAGAAGGAAGGCGCCGTCCTGGAGCTGTTCCGCGAGCGGGTGAAGGTCCACGAGACGACCCTGCGCGGCCTGCAGCAGATCCGCGTGGAGCGAATCATCAAGAACCACGCGCAGATGATGGCCCTGGTGGACGCCCTGCGCCTGATCGTGCCCCTCACCGACCACCAGCTGGCCAGCGTGCAGCAGACCCTGATGGGCATGGCCCTGGAGCGGCAGGCGGCGATCAACGCCGACCACCCACAGGTGGCCGAGTTCTGGGAGGTGTACGAGTACCTGGAATCGCTCGGCGACGGCCCGATGGTGAACCACAGCAAGAAGGACGAGCTGATCGCCATCAACCTCAACGAGTTCTGCGAGCGCGCCGCCGAGCACCGCCAGAAGCTGGCCGACGTGAACACCCTGCGCGACCTGCTGCGCGAGAGCCGCCGCCACAAGCTGATCGAGGCCAACAAGAGCGTGGACAGCGCCGTGCGCGCGCACTGGAACCTGAAGAACCCCCTCAACCAGCGCTGCACCACGGTGAAGTGCTGGGTGTTCAAAAAGTGAACCCCAGGCGCGGCAACGCCCGGCCCAACTACCCAAGGAGAAGCACCATGCCCCAACAGCTCTACGCCGAGATCCGCAAGACCAGCCGGTACGCCCACCAGGCGCAGCGGCAACGCGAGACTGGCCCCTATCCCTTCCCGGTAACCCTCGCCCCGGAGTGCGACGGCTACGTGGTGCAGGGCGGGTACGGTGGCCAGTACCGACTGGAGGACGTGCACCTGATCGTCCTGCATGAAGACGGCACCCAGATCCGCATCAGCTGAAACCCACCGGGCGCGGCAACGCCCGGCCCAACTACCCAAGGAGAAGCACCATGTTGAACCCGCAAATCCAGGAAGCCCTGAACAAGGTATTCGCCGAGCAATCCCACCGCCCGCGCCGCCGTCAGGAGGGGATACAAGCGCTGAATCGCCTGGTCCCCATCAGCCTGAACGACACCGGCCAGAGCCGGGTGATCGGCCGCTTCCTGCTCGGCCTGTGGAACGGCCAGGCCTACCCCTTCGACCTCACCGAGCTGCGCGGCCTGGACAGCGAGCTGTATGCCGACTGCCTGGCCGTGCTGCAGCTGGACCGCCTCGGCGAGCGCGAGGTGCACGAGTACGTCAAGGGCGGCTGGGCCGTGTGGGACCAGCTGCGCAAGCGCTGCCATTGACCGTCACGCCCTGGAGCGGCAACTCCGGGGCGGACCCTACCCAAGGAGAAACACCATGAACCGACTGCTGAACCGATTCACCGGCTGGATCGCCCAGGGCCTCGGCCTGGGTGCGCTGGTGACAGCGGCCAACTACGTGCCCGATCTGCTGATGCTGTTTGCGCGCTGAGGAGCCAACCATGCACACCCAACCCATTGGCGCCCACATGGCCCAGCTGCTGACCCTGATGGCCGTTGCCCTGTGTGGCGTGACGGCCGTATCGGTCTGCCTGGCCATGCTTGCGCTGATCGAGGACCGCCTGCTGGCCGGGCTGTTCGCCGGCGCGGCGGTGGTCCTGGACCTGATCAAGTACGCGGCCTGGCCGCTGGCCCTGGGGCTGCTCGCCGTGGGGCGCCACGGCAGCGCGGTGCTGATGATGGTCTGCGCCCTGATCCTCGGTGGCGTGTCGGGCTGGGCGACCTATGACCGGCTGATGTCCTCGATGCTCGCCGGTCGTGCCCAGCACCAGGCGATCCAGGAGCAGCGCATCACCGACATCGAGGCCGCCCGCCGTGCCGATCAGGCCCGCCTGACCGCGTTGGATGCCGAAGCCCGTTCCGTCCAGGAACAGGCGGCGGCCATGCGCGAGCGCGGCATGGTCAGCAAGGCGCTGCTGCTGGAGACCTCGGCCCTGCGCCGGCTGGATGATCAGCGGGAACAGGCCCGGGCTCGGCTGGAGGCCAGCTCCCGCGAGCTGACCGCGCTGCGCTCGCAGCCGGCCAAGGCGGCCAGCCTGCCGGCGCAACTGGCCACCCTCCTCTGCCTGGGTTTCGCGGCGGCGCTGGAGATCGTTCCCGCGCTGATTTTCGCGGCTCTGCGCACGGCCGGGCCTGTTCCGCAACGACAGGAACCGGCGCAGGAGCACGCCGAGGAAGACGCCGGCGAGCACAGCGAAAACGCGCTGCTCGGTGAATTGCTGGCCATCGTCGGGAAGCTGGAGCCGGGAACGCGCTACGGCACCCGCGACTTCGCCAAAGCATTGCGCATCGGCAACAGCCGCGCGGTGGCGGCATTCGGTCTCGCACTTGAGCGCGGGGCCATACGAAAAACGCCCGCCGGCTACGTGGTCGCGTAATCGGCAGGCATTCGAGAGAAGTGGCGCGGGGAGCGGCAACTCCCCGACGCCGAACCTACCCAAGGAGAAACACCATGAATCAACCCAAGGTAAGCGGCGCCAAGGCTAACACAGCCGGCTCCGTGGAAATCATCGCTCGGTTCACCACCGGCACCTACGTGGCCAGGGCAATCGGCCTCAAATGCTCGGCCAGCAACACCATCGGCGCCCGCCAGGCCGCCGAGGCGGTTTGCACCAAGCTCGGGCTGGACACAGCATTGCTCCAGGAACAGCCGGACCTGCTCGGCAATCAGCAATCGCTGTTCGTGCATCCGGGGGTGGGGGTATGAACGCTTTGGTCAGTCACGAACCAATCAAAGCCGAAAACTGGCCCTGGAGCCCTACCAACGAACTGGCCGGCGATCAGCACAACATCGTCAGCGTCTCGGGCGGCAAGGACAGCACCGCCACCCTAGCGCTCGCCATAGCTCAGGATGCGCCGAACCTGCGCGGGGTTTTCGCGGACACCGGCAATGAGCACGAGCTGACGTTGGAATACGTTGATTATCTGGAACAGGCCACTGGCGTGACGATCGAACGCCGCCGCGCCGACTTCACCCAACAGATCGCACGTAAACGGCAGTTCATCGATACCAAGTGGCGCGAGCAGGGCATCAGCGATGCCACTGTCGATGCGGCCCTGGAAGTGCTTCAACCAACTGGCGTTCCATTCCTGGACCTTTGCCTCTGGAAGGGCCGATTCCCCAGCCGTAAAGCACAGTTCTGCACTGAGGAACTGAAACGCAACGTGATCGTTGAGCAGGTCATGCTCCCGCTTATGGACGGCCAGAACATGATTCTGTCCTGGCAAGGCGTTCGCCGTGACGAGTCATTGACCCGTCGGTACCTGCCAGAGTGCGACTATGTGGGCGAGGGGCTTTACAACTATCGGCCCATCTTGAAATGGGACGTGGCTGCCGTCTTCGAGGCCCATCGCTACATGGGCATCAAGCCCAATCCGCTCTACATGCTGGGAGCCAGCCGTGTCGGCTGCATGCCGTGCATCAACTGCCGCAAATCAGAACTGCGCGAAATTGCCGCCCGCTGGCCTGAGCACATTGACCGGATCGAGCGCTGGGAGGATCTGGTGCGCCATGCCAGCAAGCGCGGCGGCGCAACTTTCTTCGCAGGCGCCAATGCCAAGCATCAGCAGGGTTCCATCAAGGAAATGTCCGCCGCACAGATCGTGGACATCGCCAACATCCGCCAGGCCGTCGAGTGGTCCCGCACCACACGCGGCGGGCTTCAGTATGACCTGATCGCCAGCGATGGCGAGGAGGATGCCGGTGCATGCTCAAGCGCCTATGGACTGTGCGATGAGCTGCCGCCGCCGGCTGGTATGGCCCAAGTGGTGGAGGCATGAACATGCGCACCCGTCCCCCGATGGCCAGCAAGCGGCTGGACCTGCCCCATATCTGCGACATCTGCGGCAACGCCCGTTCCACCGGCAAGCATGCCCGCTGCAGCAAGCTGCGCCAGAAGCGCAAGGACGCCACCTGGGCGGCGATCATGGCCGAGCAGGAAGCGGTGCGCCGCCTGAGCAAGGAGGCTCGCCGTGGTTAATCAGCACGCTGCAATCCCTGCGGCCGCTCGCGCCACCGCCCTGCTGGGCGCCGCGCTGTGTCACAGCGCACCCCGGAGCAGCGCGCCCGCGTGCAGGCCCTGGCCGAAATGGCCCGGGCCCTGGGCGCGATCAGCGACGCCGACTGGCAACTGGTACGGGGGTGCCTGCAATGACCAGCCATCACAAGCCCGTGGAAATGGCCTCCCTCTCCCGCCGCTGCGGGAAGGGGGTCTGGGAGCTGCTGATCTATGCCGCCGACCACGGCTGGCAGATCAGCCTGACCCGAGGCGGCCACCTGCGCTTCACCAAGCCCGGCCATGGCCCGGTGTTCACCAGCAGCACGCCGAGCGATCGGCGTGCCTACCTCAACGCCCTAGCCATGCTGCGCCGCGCCGACCGCTCGGCACCGCTGCAGCTGACCGCGGACGAGGAGGCCGCGCTCGGCCAGGCCGAAGCCGGCTGGCAGCGAACGATGCGCGAACCGCTGTCGACCTGGGAACGGGTGGATCTGGAGTTCGAGGGGCGCGACCAGGCGCCGATGTGTTTGTGAGACTGCGCTAGAAAGCGCGCCGCCTGGTTCTAGGGCGCCCCTCGGGGCGCCTTTTTCCGTGGGGCATAGACTCCCCACCCTTCTTTTTCGGGCTGTTTCCATGAGCAAATACGAAGGCGTCGAAGTGCGCGGCAACTCCGTCCGCGTGTACTTCCGCTACCAGGGCGAGCTGTGCCGCGAGCCCGTTCCCGGCGCGGCAACGCCGCAAAATCTGGCCCATGCCGAGCGGCTGGTGGGGCTGATCAACCATGAGATCCGGCACGGGACATTCAGCTACGCGCGGCATTTCCCCGAGTCGCCCCGCGTCGCGTCCAACACCCTGGGGCATTACATCGACCTGTGGCTGGGCATCAAGCGCAACGAGCTGGCCCCCTCGGGTTTCCGCGTCTACAAGGGCCGCGCCGAGCGGTATATCCGGCCGCGCTGGGGCGCATTCCAGGCGGATCGCATCGACCACCTGGACCTGCAGGTGTGGGTTCAGACCGAGCTGATGCCGGTGCTGCACAACAAGACGGTGCGGGAGATCGTCGGGCTGCTGCGGCAGATCTTTCTGCTGTATCGGATGCGCAACCGCGTGGCGCACGATCCCACCGAGGGGCTACGGGTACTGCTGCCAGACCCGGACGATCCCGATCCGTTTGACCGGCGCGAAATCGCGGCGATCCTGGGCACGCCAACCGAGCGCGGGCAGGAACGCAACCTGGCGCAGTTCATGATCTGGGCGGGGCCTCGCGTCTCCGAGGCGATTGCGCTGGCCTGGGAGGACGTGGTGGATCTGGAGGCCGGCATCGTGCGGCTGCAGCGCTCGCAGGTGCGCGGGCACTACAAGGCCACCAAGACGCGTCGCTCCGTTCGCGAGGTGAAGCTGCTGCGCCCGGCGCGGGAGGCGCTGCAGGCGCAGGCGCCGTACACCCGCGACCTGCCGCCGGTGGCGGTACCGGTGACCGAGCGCGACAACAAGACGGTGCGGGTGCGGCAGCTGCGGTTCGTGTTCCACAACAGCAGCACCGGCGCGGCGCACACCAGCTCGGACATGCTGCTCAAGGGCTGGTGGCGGCCGCATCTCAAGGCCGCTGGCGTGCGCTATCGCGGCCCGAACAACTGCCGGCACACCTTCGCCAGCCAGTCGCTGAGCACCGGCGCGGTGCCGCTGGAGTGGATCGCCGACCAGATGGGCCACACGTCCACGGACATGATCCGCAAGCACTACGGCAAGTGGATCAGCGAGGACGGCCCGGACTTCGCCGGCATCCTGGAACACGCCCTGCAGCTGTAACCCTGCCCTGTCCATAAGGCGGCCACGACCACCCGGTCTGGCCGCCTTTTTCATGCCCGCTCGGCACCGCCCGGGCAGGCGCTGTTCCCATATTCGTTCCCAGCGGCGACGGTTCTTAAAAATGTCTTTGAAAATCAGTGTCTTAGGAACGAAGCGCGGAGGGTTCGAGTCTCTCCGTCCGCACCATCTCCTTTCGCAGCACTTGCCCAAAGCCTAAGAATCAGGCTGACCGGGCACCCTCCTCTGATAACTGAATTACTGCCGGGCACCTCCGCCGAGGCCCGCTTTGTGTATGACATAAAAAGGCCGCTCACGAGAGCGGCCTTTTGCATTGCAGCGGCGAGTTACTCAGCCAGACGCCAGGTGGTGCCGCCCTTGCCATCCTCCAGGACCACACCCATGGCGGTGAGCTGATCGCGGATACGGTCCGATTCGGCCCAGTTCTTCTCGGCGCGAGCCTGCAGGCGGGCGGCGATCAGCGCTTCCACCTCGGCACCATCCACCTTTCCTTCGGCGCCAGCCTGCAGGAAGGCGTCCGGCTCCAGCTGCAGCACCCCTAGCAAACCGGCCAGCTCCCGAAGGCGAGCAGCCAACGCGCCAGCAGCATTCAGGTTGTTTTCACGCAGACGGTTGACTTCGCGGATCATCTCGAACAGGACCGAGCAGGCTTCCGGCGAGTTGAAGTCATCGTCCATCGCCGCTGTGAAGCGTGCAACAAATTCCTCGCCGCCCGCCGGCTGTACATCCGGAAGCCCCTTCAGGCCGTTATAGAAACGCTCCAGAGCACCCTTGGCCTCGCGCAGGCTATCTTCGGAGTAGTTGATCGGGCTGCGGTAGTGGCTGGACACCAGCAGGTAACGCACCACTTCCGGGTGATACTTCTCCAGCACCTCACGGATGGTGAAGAAATTGCCCAGGCTCTTGGACATCTTCTCGCCATCCACACGCACTGCACCGGCATGCATCCAGGCATTTGCGTAGGGCTTGCCGGTCGCCGCCTCACTCTGGGCGATCTCGTTTTCGTGATGCGGGAACACCAGATCCGGACCACCGCCGTGGATATCGAAGGTGTCACCCAGACAGCAGGTGGACATCACCGAGCATTCGATATGCCAGCCAGGGCGCCCCGCACCCCACGGCGATTGCCAGCTCGGCTCGCCGGGCTTGGCGCCCTTCCACAGCACGAAATCCAACGGATCCTCCTTGGCCTCGTCCACCTCGATGCGCGCGCCAATTTTCAGGTCTTCGATCTTGCGGCGCGACAGCTTGCCGTAACCCTCGAACTTGCCGACCCGGTAGTACACGTCGCCATTGCCCGGTGCGTAGGCATAGCCTTTATCGATCAGCGTCTGGATCATCGCGAACATGCCGTCGATGTGCCGGGTCGCCCGCGGCTCGAGATCCGGGCGCTGCACGCCGAGGCGCGCTTCATCCTCATGCATCGCCGCGATCATGCGCTCGACCAGCGCCTCGAACGGCTCGCCGTTCTCGTTGGCCCGACGGATGATCTTGTCGTCGATGTCGGTGATGTTGCGCACATAGGTCAGGTCGTAGCCACGGTGGCGCAGCCAGCGGGCCACCACGTCGAAAGCCACCATCACCCGGGCGTGGCCGATGTGACAGAAGTCATAGACCGTCATGCCGCACACGTACATGCGCACCTGGTTGTCGACCAGCGGCTTGAACGGCTCCTTGGTCTTGCTCAGGGTGTTGTAGATCGATAACGCCAT